TGTACTTGTAGAGGGTAGATTCTACGACCTTACATTAAAAGAGGGAAGTAATGTAATATATAAAGATAAAGTTTTCTGTACGAATCAAACTATTTCAAGTTATTCAGTAAATAATGCAGAATATACAGTACCAACAGGAAACGATGTCTACGATAATGATTATATTGTAATATGAAAAATAAATCAGATTTAAGTATAGTAAATTTAAGCACTTACACTTCTCCACAAGTAAAAGAGGTTAGTGGTAAGAACTTTATTGAGTATGGTAGTGATAACAACTACTTTCAATACTTGATAGACAGATACAACGGAAGCCCTACTAATAACGCTATTATAAATGGTGTTAGTGAGATGATCTACGGAAAAGGCTTAGATGCTACCAACTCAAATAAAAAGCCTAATGAGTATGCTCAAATGAAAGCATTATTCAACAAGGATTGTGTAAGAAAACTATGCTATGATCTAAAATTAATGGGTCAATGTGCAATACAAGTCATTTATTCTAAAGACAGAAGTAGAATTGTACAATTAGAACACATACCTATCGAGACATTAAGAGCAGAAAAGTGTAACGAAAAAGGAGAAATAGAGGGTTACTATTATTTTAGTGATTGGTCAAAGTACAAGCGAGGAAACGAATTAAAAAGAATACCTGCATTTGGAACTTCTAAAGAGGGATTAGAAATACTTTACATAAAGCCTTATAGAGCAGGTTTTAAGTATTATAGTCCTGTAGATTATCAAGGTGGAACACAATACGCTGAATTAGAGGAGGAGATATCCAACTACCATTTAAACAACATACTAAACGGACTTGCACCAAGTATGCTAATCAACTTCAACAATGGTACTCCTGATCCTGAGCAAAGAGAAATGATAGAGAGAAGAATCTACGAGAAATTTAGTGGCTCAAGTAATGCAGGTAAATTTATTTTAGCATTTAACGATAATTCAGAAACAGCAGCAACAATAGACCCTATACAACTTAGTGATGCTCACAATCAATATCAGTTTTTAAGTGATGAAAGTTCTAAAAAGATTATGGTAGCTCACAGGGTTGTAAGTCCTATGTTATTTGGTATTAAGGATAGTACAGGTCTTGGTAACAACGCTGACGAATTAAAAACAGCATCTATCTTGTTTGACAACTTAGTAATTAAAGGCTTTCAAGGACTTTTAATAGATGCCTTTGACCAAATACTTGCTTACAATGATATCGCTTTGCATTTGTACTTTAAAACGCTTCAGCCACTTGAATTTACAGACTTAGAGAACGTAGAGGACGAAGAAACTAAGGAAGAAGAAACAGGAGTCAAATTAAGCGCAGAAGCAAACAAAGAATTAGATAAGTTTATTGATCTTGGTCAAAACGAAGAAGAATTGTTAGAGAAGTTTGATTTAATAGACGAGATAGATGTAGATTACGACTTAGAAGATGAGCTTGATAAAAAAATAGACGAATTAAACAACGAAGTAAAATTAGCTAAAGTAGGAAAAGCTGCACCCTATAAAGAGAGTGAGCAAGATGGGAAAAGTAAAAAAGAGGGAAAAGAAGATATAACCTATTTAGTTAGATATATGTACACAGCATATAAGGGTGGTTACAAAACAGATTCTACTACAAATTCAAGAGAGTTTTGTAGAAAAATGATGAGAGCAAAAAAAGTTTACCGTAAAGAAGATATTATTGCTTTAGATGATGTTGCAGTTAATCCTGACTTTGCAGGAAAAGGCAAATCAACCTATTCAATATGGTTATATAAGGGAGGTCCAAGATGTTCTCATAGATGGACAAGAAAAATATATGCGAGGAAAGATGGAGAAAGAAGTTTAGGAGATACTATAAGCACAACAAAAGCAAGAACTGAGGGTTTTAGACCTGAAGCTAATCCTAACAAGGTCTCTAAAGCTCCAAGAAATATGCCAAGAGCAGGTTATACAGCTGCATATTGGAATAAAATGGGTTTTAAAAGTTAATTATGGCAACAGTATTATTCATATCGAGAACAGATTTAGTCAAGAACAGTATTATTGATGGTAATGTTGATACAGATAAATTTATACAGTTTATTAAGTTAGCGCAACAAATCGAAATAAGAAACTACTTAGGAACTAAACTATATGACAAAATAGGTACAGACATAGCAGGATCAGGTTTATCAGGAAACTATGAAACCTTAGTAAACGATTATGTACAGCCTATGTTAATATGGTTTGCACAAGCAGAGTATATTCCTTATGCAGCTTATCAGATCAAGAACGGAGGAGTGTTTAAAGGATCATCAGAAAATGCAGAAACAGTTTCTAAGAGTGAGGTTGACTTTTTAGTAAACAAAGCAAGAAATACAGCAGAGTATTATACTCAAAGATTTTTAGATTACATTAATAACAACAGTAATTTATTTCCTGAGTATAATCAGAACACAGGAGGAGACGTGTTTCCTGATAGTGATGCTACATTTAACGGATGGGTATTGTGATATACAAACCAAAGAATAAAAATATAATTAAATTAAAAGAGTATTTAGATG